GCCTCGTTGGGAGAAAATATCCGATGCGTGATGCCATTGCACAGGGTAGCCATCTGCGTTGCCGAATCCGTGCGATGGATGGAAGAGCGATCGAATTGAAAGTAATGCGACCTCCGCACAATCTGCACGTTTGTTCGCAGTTTCATATCGCATTGCAACTCCCACTTGCACAACCATCGATCCAAAGTTTTTAGGTATGACAAACCTTGTTGCTCATGCCCGTTGTAGGTTATGGAATTGCCGTCACCAGGAATGTGCTCCAGGCCAAAAAGCAACCCAATATCAGTTCGATTGAACTTGCCGAGTGCCTCAAACTGAGCATCGCTGTTGGTCATCGACACTGCCTGGGCTTTCATTCCCTCGCGGAGGAGCGCCGCCTTGTAGGCATTGTCAGACCCGCCTTCCTTCTTATTGAACTCGTCGATGAACTCCTTTGCGTCTGCGTAATCGCGAAACCGACCTGGAGGCGCTTCGAGGAACAGCTTGCCACGAAAACCTCGCTTGACTTGGTTTTGGTAATACTTGGTAGAGTTAACGCCAGCGCTAATCGCGATTTCGCCAACTTGCATCAGGCCGATGCCTTCTATGCCGTCATATGTGAACCCTTGAATGTGAATTACATCGCTGTCAGCAATCGCCACATAGCCGTTGGCGTCTGTTCGCATCGAAATCGTGACATCCTTGTCGTCCTCTTTGTTTGGCTTGGTGACATGCACCTTTTCGCCATTAAGGATAAACGTCCAAGTCCTGTCCGGCAGCATCGGGATTAACTCAACCGGATTGCCAAAGTCGTCGCGAATGATCGCGGCACGTCCGTTGCCGAACATGATCGCATGACCAGTCACTTGACTTTTAAAAATATCTGGAGTCTGGAAATTGTTGCTGTTCTCTTGTAGAAGAAAATAAGCAGGGTGCCTTTCATCGGTCTCAAGTACAGAGCCAACGTGTTTTTTAATTTCCAATGGCAAGCGGCCAACATCTTCGCAGATTTTGTTCAGGCTGAACCACAGCGACGGAAGACTGAGCGCATCGCTGTAGCTGATGCGATCCATAGGCAGGGAGTCGTCAATACCCCACCACTTATTTATCCAACTTCGGAGAGACTTAGGCATCCTGCAACCTCCTAGACAACGTAGTAACTCCCTTGAACGCGGCTCGGTTGCCGACTAGCAATTCGATACGCCATGACGGCAGCAACGACTGGGTCAATTTTGTCTTTGCTCTCCTTTTTGTTGAACATCAACCTGTCTTGACGGTCGGCAGTCACGCATGCGTTATTGAAACACCATCGCAACATCTTGCTATCTTCAAAACGCAATCGCCCCTCTTCCATTAAAACCGTGAAATCGCGGATCGGTTCGTTGAAGTGGCTAGGATTCTGCGCCATGCGTGCCGCTTCGATGCCTTTTGCCGCCAGCGACTCAGCAGTCACCTGTCCGTTGTACGGGTCATAAGCCAGTGTTGAGATGCCATATGCTGCCATCTCTTCGTCGAGGTCTCGCTCCAACTCACTGAGCGGGTATTGAGCCTTGTGCAACTCACCGTTGTAGATCCAGTGAGCAAACGGCATTTGTGTCAGGTCTCGCTTGCTGTCGTTCGCTATGTACGCTCGGCACTTGATCTCGTAGCGATAAACCGTCTTGCCCTCCTGATCGGTCGCAACAGGAAACCTAGCACACAATGCGTAGGCGGCCAAGTCGTCGCGGGATCCGAGGTCGACTCCCGCGCCAAACGAATCGGCATCCTTCCAGTCGGAGAGTTGACCAACGCACGAATCAAACTTGGCAATGTCGAACGCTTTGTCGGTGCTGCTGACAATTCGATTGCCGTGGTAGCGGATGAAACGATTTCTGCCTGCCGCTGTGTGCTGGTCCTCGTTCCATCGTTGCCGCAAGTAATCTTGATCGAGAGATACGCCGAGGTTGGGGTTAGCTTTGATCCAGTTTGCTTCGTCACCAGGCTCATCATGTTCATCAAATTCGTAAATGATTGAGAACAACGATTCGTCCTTGAAATTGCCCTTCACGACATTGCATGCGTACTCGTAGTTTTCGAGCCACAGGTACGAGTCATCCGCGCCAGCAGTCGTGATAATCAAGTGCAGCGGTTGCGTTCGAGATCCTGAGCCAGTCACCATCGTGTCGTAGAATTTGCGATGGTGTTCAGCCCAAGCATGCAACTCGTCCATGACCACGCAGTGCGGATTCAATCCGTCAAACGGTTTGTCGCTCGATACCTTGCGAATGTAGGTCTTGTTGTGATTAAACGTAATCGTCTCGTTCTTCACATGGGACATTTTTTCAAGCGACCTAGACTGCAATCGCATCCGCTCGCATTCGCCATAGACGACTGCTGCTTGCTCTTTCTTGGTCGCTGTCAGCAGTATCTGGCCGACCGCTTCCGGCTTCCCTGTCGCTGGATCGATGTCGCCGCTCGCCAAAAACAAGCAGAGTCCAGCAGCGATCGTCGACTTTCCGTTCTTTCGGCCCATGCTCCAGTACACCTTACGAAACCTTCGGGAGCGATCGTCATCGCGCCGCCAACCGAAGATGTTCCAAATTGCAAACGCTTGCCACGGCTCGAGCACGATTGGGTTCCCTGCAAAGGTGCCAATGCTGTGCTTGAGCACACCTGGGAAGAAATCACACACAGCCGTCGCCCAGCGTCTGTCGAAGTGATACGGGAACTCAGGAGTCGACTGCTTCTCGAGGTCGGACAAATATCGGCGCACGGCATCTTTGACTCGCTGGCATGCCGGCACCTCGCCAGACAACACACCATCGATGTACTCTTGTACTTTTGCCCCAACGCCACTAGTAATCACTCAGTTCCCCCCGATGCACTGTTGAGCCATTGCGCGAATTCGTCTGCTTCCTTCTCGGGATCCGGCGCGTGCAACCTAAGCCGCGACGATGGTGTTAAGCCAAGCTCGCCAAGGCACTTTACGAATGTCGACTGGAACCGATGGAAGTGCATCGCTGCTGGGTGAGCAACAAGGTCGCCTTTCGAGTTCTCGATGGTCACTCGCCCACCGCTCAACTCCTTGTTCAGCGCCTCCATCTGGGAGTAGCTAGTCGCTGCAACTTGCAGGACATACAGGTCCGACGTAACCAGTAGGTCCATTTCGTTTAGCTGGTCGCACATGGTGTTCCAGCATTGAAACGCAACGGGATCTCTTGCGACGATCTCGGGCGCGACAGGGTATCCGCGAACACCCTTGGGTTCGTTCCAGTTGACCCGCTGTGGATTTTTGTCTGCTGCTCCGCTTAGTTGCTTAACAGCTTTAGCGGTAGGCTTTCTTCCTGCCATGCGTTCCTCAATACTTTGTCATAATAAACGTCTGACCATTGCCGAATGGTCATTCCTGCTAACACGTTTCCCTCCACCTCGTTGTGGCATCCGTTGCATACAGCGAGCCAATTATTCCGATCCATCCTGCGTTGCGGGTTGTCTGCGATCTTGACGATGTGGTGCAATTCCGTAGATGTGTTTGCATTCACAGGCCCGTTAAGCATGACACATCGTTCGCACAATGGCCTGACACGTCGCAACCACTCTGATGCTTTGCGATGGTCAGACCCGTACCCTTCGCGCGATGTCTCACGCTTCTTGTGCGGATAGCAACGCAAGCATCGGTCTTTCACAATTTCACCACACCTACACAGCTTAGGCATCTTTATTTGCCGCACTGATGACTTGCAGCACTCCTCCTTCGATAAGCCGGTTGATGCCACCAGTAATGTCTCGCAGTGCCCAGCGGTATTGGCCGAGCGTTGCGGTAACGGCAGTGGTGATGGTCACGGCGAAACTGGTTGATGTGCGTGTGATGTTTGCGTTCTCGATAACCAACACATCGAGCTGGTCTGAGTTCTCGACAACGAACCGCAGCGTAAGCGATGTTGTGTCCTCATCAAGAGGCACAGTTGCCGTGGTCGACTCGTTGTAATGCATCGTGATCGTTGAGCCGGCGACGCGGTCGACCGTCACGAACACGGTGCCCGTGGTGATCAATTGCGTTTTGGCATTGATGCCAGACAGTTGCGTGTCTAGGTTTGCGGACGCGAGTCCCACAGCAGCTCGCACACCCGCAGCGTCGAGACCGCCCGCTGCCGCTTCGTCTCTCGGATAAAACGTCGCCGTCGTCAGCGTCAGGTCGTAGACTTCGTTCGCAAATCCACCCGTCGCACCGACAAACGCATTCATGCGATACGCACCGGCAGGAATCGACGTAAACGCAACGCTGTAGCGGTTCTTGTCGTTTGTCTTCTCGGTTGCTGTCTGCGTGTCAACGACCGTATCGCTGCCCAATGCGAACAGTTTACACGAAAGCGTCAAGCCAGTACCGGCACTAAACTCCAGCGTCTGCGTTGCCATCCGATTCGTCCTTCAATGCTTGAATCTTTGCGGCGAGGGGCAACAGCACACTCGCGGCTTGTAGGCCACCTTGCTTGACGGCAAGATCAAGGCAAGCCATCAGTTGCTGCTGTTCTTCTTTGCTGATTTCGAGGTGCATCATTACTCCGGCAAAACGTCAGGAATCTGCAACTGGGCTACGAGTGCCGCTTGTTGCTCTGGCGTGAGGGAATCAAACATCTGCAACGCCGACTTCTTCTTGCAATCGACAAGTTGCGCATAATACGAATCACAAGCCGACTTGATGACATGTTCAAGGTAGCTCTGTGCCGTGAACAGTTCCTTCAGCGGTTTCTGCTCGCTCACCGGCAGACTCGCGTTAGACTGCGTGATCTGTTCGTTCTCGGTTTGGATGGGCTTGTTTGCTTCGAGGCAAGCGAAGTCTACGCCCCA